GCCATTGCAGCGGTGATAGACTAACTGTCCAAACGCCATCATCTTGGTTTGGTATCTCGTTACATAACTGACAGATCAGTAATGGCACATCGCCGTAGAATTCGATTGTGCCATCTGGTCTTACTATTTCTGCATAGCCCATTTATTCAACTCCTTCCGGTAATCTCCATTTGCCTGTGCTGACGCTCATCACATACCAGATTGGTGGGCAACGATCACCTTTAGATGCCCCACGCACATTGCACATTGCTCCGCGCCAAGCCTTACCACCAGCAGACACGCCTTCTTTAATTTCACGATTACCGTGTGAGCATGTAGGAATTGGCTCAACTTCACCAAAGGATTGCTGAACCATCTCAGCTGCGTCAGCTAGTGTTACAACAGGTTGCTTAGGTTCTTCGCTAACGAACTCATCCCAAGTGTTGTTAATGGCCAACGGTGCATTGGCTATTGCTTCGCTGGCCAAGTCGTTCTTTACTCTAGCGACTTTTCCCATTTCTTCGCGGCTAGGTCTTTTGCCTTTAGCTGCGTAACCAGCGTTTGCAAGTGCGCGACCAATCGCGCTAGTCTCGCAATTCTCCAACGCGCTAGTTGCATTAACGCCGCGATCAGTAATCTTTTCTTCAGCGTATCCCGTTGCAAACGAGACACTATCCGCAAAAGTCCGGTATATATAAGCCTTAACAATAAATCTATCATTTGCAAAACTCTCCAACTCTGTGTCTATGCGGAAGTCTGGAAAGTCTTTAATAAACTTCTCCAGGCGCACTTCTACTGTCTCGTAATTGTCTAGGTTAAAAGCCATTTATTACTCCTTGTGTAGTGTTGCCATTGGTCTTTGCATACTCTATCTGTTGATCTAATGAGAAATATGAGCCATCAGCCCACTTAGATACATCTATTGCGCAGTCATTACAGTAAGAACGCTTGCGCCCGTGGCTCTTGGGTAGTTCGCTAGTAACTGTCCAAGCAGCTTGTGTTGTGCCTTTAGGGTTGTGAATACCGAACCTGCTCTTGCAGTAGTCACACCAGACACCATGCTTGGCTTTAGTAAGCATCAAGATCGTTGTCGAAGTCGGTAAGTGCGATATGTCCTGCAATCGCCATGTATGCGATAGCGTCTGCGTAACTATCTTTGTGCGTTGCTTGCTCAGACAGACGCGAGACTTTGACGAGTGCCATACAGATTGCGACCTCGTGAGGTTCGATTCCACGATTGAGATACGCACTCCATAATTGCGCAATTCGTATGTGATTAGCAGTTGGGTCTCCATACTGCAAACCTCTGTCATAGAGCAGTCTGGTCGATTCAGTAAGGAGTTCATTAGCGATCATTGCGAACCGGTATGCGTAGTAATGAACGGCCAGCATGCCAGCCTTCTCGCTTGCCTCTGTTGTAGCCCTTCCAGTATGCAACAAACACAACTAGAGGAGTCATGGCCAATAGGCCTACAGCTTCAAAGTATGTTAAGTCCATTATGCAGCCAAATACTTCTGGTATTCAGTTGCTGTCATTGCGCCCTTGTAATCGCCGCAACCAAAGCAATGAGTCTCGCCCATTGGTAAGTGGCAAAACGCACACATATAATCGTTACGAATAAATGCTGTTAAGTCCATTTTGTAGCCCTTCTCGTTGGCTACTGTGCTTCGCCAACACCTAAAGGGTCGCACTTAATTCAGGCTATTTCAACCTCATACAAGCATATTTTGATAACGATTTGATAACGAAATCTTCTTCAAATCCAAGCCATTCCTCGCCACAACAAGGCTTATCCATAGACTTTGCCCTCAAAGATAAAGCTGCCATCCTTCTCAAAATAGGTAAGAACCGGACTGACCTTATTCTTATCTACATACACAACCAAGAACGCCTGTTGCCAGTTCGGATTAGCGGTATATGAAACCTTCTTATAATCCATAAGGTGACCCACTTCGATACCCCTCAAAACACGCCCTAAAACGCCCCCAGAGCCCTCTGAGAAGGCCGATTGACCCGCCCTGTGGGTATGACCTTGAATGACGTTCTTACCCGCCTTACGGGCGTTCTCAAGCCCGCTAAGACCCGGTGTAGGTTTTACGCTGCCGGTGTCTCCGTGGATGACTATCCAGTCCTTTGCAATCTCTAAAGGTGCGCGATGAAACTTAATACCTAATTCATCCATCTTCATAAACTTTTCAAACTTCAATTCTGGCAATGACAAGAACGCTGGTATTTTTTTCATGATGACGTTGTATAGGCGGTCCGTGTGGTTTGACCGGATCATGTCTGTTACTTGCAAGTCATATAGGACATCAACTGCCATGTCCCTATCAGCTGAGAGAGTCTGCTCATACCAGCCCGGTGTGCCCTCTGTCCAACGCGAGATTTGAGGTAAATCTATTTCATCTCCGCAGGATATTACCTGGTCAAACTTTTGCTTGGCTATAAACTTTGCTAATGACCTTGTGGCCCTTACATCGTGGTAAGGCACTTGAAGGTCAGGAACTATACAAATCTTCTTAATCTTCGTCATCCTCATAGGGAGTGAAGTTCGGATTGTCTGGGTCAAAGTCCACAGGCTTTGGCAGTATCCAATCTGGATAACTGTTCTGATCCTGAATCATGGCGAGCGCAATATCTACTGAGAATCCTGCTTTACGCAAGGCTGTGTAATAGGTGTTTAAGCCTATGCAGTAACTTTCCAGGGGTGTGTAGTAATCATCCTGGACTTTAACCTTGCGTGCCATAGTTAAATTATCGCTCTAGGAGTATGTTATAAATCTCATCAACACGCGAGTTGAGGCGTTTAATTTCGCCCAGTAAGTGAGTGATGACGTAGCCGGAAAGTCCACCGATGATAGAGACTGTGGCTATGTATAGCGTGAAGAAATCTTGTTGTGTCATTTCTGAATCACCAGAACCGCTGCTGTCTCTGTGCCTGAAGCAGTAATGCCATAGACGGCATTGCCGTGATTCTGCAAAACAACCTTGTCCTTATGATCTAAAAGATAGCCATTGGCAGTAGTTACATCTGCCCCGCCAATATAGAACGCACCGGAAGTAGCATGTATGTGAACTTCCTCAGCTGCTTGGTCATTGGCCACAATGATTGAACGTGTGGTTGTAAGACTGTATTGAGTGCTAGAGATTGTCATTTCTTAGGTGTCGCATATCCAAAGACTCCAGCCAGGATTGCCCATAGAACGGCGCGGTAATCAGCTGCGAAGTTACTTGCTGCCCAGGCAGACAAGAACGCACCGGACATTAGGAAATAAGGATTTTTCATTTAGTGCCCCCTAGCATAGGTATTTCAAAAAAAGAACCATCTGTGTCAGCCTTACCCTTATTGAACGAGATGTGGATATGGCTGGTGTGTGGGTTAATGCCTGAGTATTTACGCCACTTCCAGTTAAGGATACGGCTGGCAATCTTGTGGTTATGTATGACATAACTAATGCGTTTAGCAGGGTCAGACTTTGCAAATGCACGAATCTGATCTGCCAGGTAGATACTTTCAGATTTGTGGTCTGTGAGGTCTGCGTCAACGTCAAGGGCACGAACCCACCCAGCAGCATCAGGCGTATGATCTGATTTACTGTCGTGTTTAGCATCTCCGATTGTGCCGTCAGTTCTACGGTCGCGGTTCGGATATGTGTCATCTACTTGCTCTCGAAGCTGAATTGCGCTTTTACTCAGGCGAGGTTTCATTTAAGTCCCAAGTAAGCGTATCTTCATTCCAAGTGTAAAATTTGCCGTCATTTGGTCTTGGAGTTGGTGGGTTCCAATACGAGCCGCTTCTAATCCATGATGAATAAGGTTGTGGAGTGATAAAAATATCTTCTGTTTGGTCATAGGTAAATCCTATTCCTGCAAAAGTGCCACGGATTTTTCCGTTATAACTTGTTTTAATCCAAGTTCCACCAAGAGAATTTACAAATGATTCACCTTCATCCGGTAAATTATTATCTCCAACAATAACGCGCAAAACTAAGTTATTTTCATCTATTTCTGCCCAATGACTCATTTCGCAAACCTAACTATTACTAATCCTG